ATACTTTTGTCTGTTAATTGCAAGTCATTTGTTAACCATGCATCACTTTGCAATCTTTTGCATTCAAGTTCTTTATTTACAAACTTATGAGGTACAATTTTTTCTTTAATACAGTATAAAACATAAAATGTATTAGGTGTTAACCCATGTTGAATGAGTTTTGTAAATATTTCTGTCATGTTACCAAGTTATTATTTGATCATTGTTATCTTTTATAAGTTTAGATACTTTATTAAACACATCCATACTATCCCATTTAGACCCATTATAAGCAGCAGAAGCAGGATGTTTAACAAAAAACTTATGATTATTGTCGTTGGTAAGAGTAGACCACTCTTCAGCTTTTTTACCCATGTAAACATATACTAATCCGGGATTATAGTTATTTAATCTATCTAATAAATATGCAGTAAACGGTTTCCA